GTGCCCAATGTGCCTTGGAGAAGGAAAGATAAGTAAGGTACCTAAACAAGCAGTTAAGGAAGCTATAGAGGAGATTAAGGATGTCAAAAAAGCCCGAAGACGAAAGCACGAAAAAGACTTCTAGGAGTCTGAGTTCTTTTTGCAGGAGAGAAGCTCCAAAGAAGGAAAAGAACCCAAATAGGGTCAACGCTCCTTACAACGTAGCCAAGAGCGAGCTGTGTAAAAAGCTTAGAGAAGAAGCGATAGCTGACCTTCATAAGACATCTCCTGCAACTATGGGAAGACCCACCACTTACTGTCAAGAAATGGCTGACTATATCATCGATAGAGTTGCTTCCACTTCCTGTGGGCTAAAGACACTCTGCAAGGAAGATCCAAAGATGCCAGCACAAGACACTGTGAACTTGTGGCGTTGGAAATATCCCGATTTTTCGGAGAGATACTTGGCTGCCAAACAAATGCAAGCTCACTTACTTGCTGAGTCTTGCGAGGAAGAAGCCAAGGAGAAATTATTTTACACAGATGCCTCTGGCGCGCAGCGTGTTGATGATGGATTTACAAAAGCACAGAAGTTGCTTATAGATACCCGTCGCTGGCATATTGGAAAAATCGCCCCCCAAACTTATGGGGACAGAAGATTAGTTGAAGAGATAAAATCAGATCATGATGCTATGAAGGCTGAGCTTTTGGCTATCAAGGCTGACTTAGATGAAAAGAATAAGAAAGAGTACTAATGAAAGATACGGATAGAAATGACATTGCATCCCTCCGAAAGCTTTACTTTGAATCTAAGAAAAAGGAGCCCGAACCAGAACCCAGCACAGACTTGCCTATAGAAAGCCATATATCCGATATGCGTTACATATTGCAACATATGCATCACTTTCTAACATCAATCGAATATAACCATACATCTCTAAATGCAGAAGAGCAAGAAGAAAAACTAAGGCAAATGCATGGAGACATATTAAATCATATTAATAAGGCATATAACAAACCAACTTATAATGCGTTGGTTAAAGAGATAGCCGAGCTTAAGGATTGCATAAAAGAACTAGAAGAAGAGCTGGAGGAATATTATGATTAGAGATGGGTTAGATTTTTTACTTACTTGCCTGGGTGTCACGGCACTTACAGCTACCGCCATTCTAGCAGTTCAAGCAGTCCGGGAGATGAGGCAACCGCCCCCAAAGCTTAATCTGTGTGATGAGTGCAGTAGACAACTTGAGGAGTATAAGAAGCCGACATTGGAACAGCTCTTATAATTTGGAACATCATTTTATGGACGCTTTCGCTTGTCCTTGGGGTCGTGTTATACTATATGTTGAACTACTATAAATGGGATGATGAAGATGAAGGCGAGAGCGAAGTTCATGATAGGAAAAGGAATCAATAAGGATGTCGGGGAAACCTACCTGTGCCATTGTCCATTTCACAAGAGCGATCGAGCCGCACTTTTTGTAGATTCAATCTCTCAACTCTATACCTGTCTAGTATGCGAGGCTACAGGTGAAGTTGGCAATCTTATTTTCTTGAGGGCAAACCCTCACTTCGGGGTAATCTATGGAAGCTGAATTCGGCGCAGAGCATTTGATTATAGAAAAAAAGCTATGGGAAGAGCATATAAAGTCAGTTGAAGGAATTCTTAGTGAGTGCTACATTCTTGAAGGCACTGTTCCTAGAAAGGTCAAAGACCTGCAGGAGCTCTTAGAGTTCAATAATAACCGCCCCCATCATGTAAGGCTTACATCTTTAAAGGATGTTATCGTATCAACTATTTTCACAGTTTACAATTTGGGACATCATGGGATCCATGATGAGCCTGTCCTTTTTGAGACTCATGTTTTTGGTGGTGATATGGATGGATACGAAGAACGTTACTCAACCTACGAGGAAGCTCGACAAGGCCACCACAATGTTGTCGATATGATAGAAGGACAGATTTTTTGTTTAACGGAAGTTCAAGATAAAAGTAAAGGAGATAACTAATGTCAATCGAACAAGAAAGCACGTATCAGTACCTCGGTGAATTTTCAAAGATCCTAGATAAGATGGAAGCGAAGAATCAAACTATTATGGAGCTGACGGCTCAAGTCATAAAGCTTAAGCAGAAGTTGAAGGAGAACGAGGAAGAGACTAAAGGCTATCAGCAGCCTTTTAGACCTGTTCAGCAAACGAATGGCCAAGTCCAAAGTCAGCATCCCTTTAAATGATGAAACCTGGCGTCCACGTTCCCGGCGCTCAGTTCTTTTTTGAGTACGAAACAATGCTCAGGAAGAATTTAGATCGCTCCCCTTCTAGCGCAGAGCTTGCTTGTTCTATGTGCTTGAAGGAACGGAGCGTGGAAGCTATAAAGTTAAGATTTGGAAAAGACGGGGTAATCAAAAACAAACTACTAGATGTTGCTGACAAAATGGGAATTAGCATAGAGCGAGTCAGGCAATTAATAGGTTTGGGATTAAGAAGAGTCAAACATATACAACAGAAGAGCCAGAATGCAAACGAGATGCGTAAAGATACGAAAAGCTTACGATGAATGCAGAGCGCTCTCCAAGAAGCTAGAAGCCATAGATAAGACAGCTAGCCGAACCAAGAACGCCTACCTATTAATCCATCGCATGCTCGATAAGATACGGGACCTAACCGATGATGCTTTTGATATAAGCAAGAAGAAACGAATACAAAGGCTTCTCAAGCAATCTCTAGAAGACGTCCAGGCGATTGGGTATGATGATATATGATCATTCGACCTAAGCGCTCCTACGTCGTTAAGAAGAGCCTATATGATGGTACAGGCTCACAGAGAGTCATTGCCAAATGGGACGCTAGAGAAGACCTATACCGATTCCAAGTGGATTATGATATAGGCTACACAATTAAAGAGGGTGAAAATGACCAAGCAGGAAAAGATAAAAGAACTTAAGAATGCAATACGTGAAGAATATGAAGCTTTTGCAGAGACACCAGAGATAAAGCCGGATGACTTAAAGAATAGCTCAGCATGGCTTTCATTTAGGGGTGAATGCGACAATTCAGATGAAGTCGAGGAGTTTGCGGGTATTGCGTGTCAACGAATAAAGGTAAAGATAAAGGAAGAGTCAGAAGGCAAGAGTGGTTGCTATGAACTCTTCTTCTATATGAAGCGCGCAGGTGATATTGATTTTTCAGAGGCTGGCGAACAACGCCGCAAAAAGGTTGAAGACTTTAATCAGAAGATGCACAAATCCATGGTGGATGGTATAGCTGCTATAGAGGCTGAATATGCCGGAAAAGAGTGAAGTAATAGAATATCTTAAAAAAGAATTCCTAAAAGAGCTAAGTACCTACACTGACCGAGTTTCAAAGGTTGAGAGCCTTATATCTGAAAGGATCGATCATGAGACTTTAACGAAGCGAGAGAAAGAAATTATTTATAGGGTAAAGTTTTTAGCGAAGCACGCTAGTCCATTCCCGACTGAGATTAAATATATGCTGGAATGGAGTAGCGTACATTTGGAGGGAATGAGGGATTTGGCAGAAGCTTGTGAAAGAAGAGCCCTGAATCCTGGTAAACTAGATAGTTAACATAATAAGGAGCATTATGAACGAAAGACAAAAGGAAATGATCAAATGCGCTAAGCACGCTCTGCTTGCCATTAATGAACTCAAGATTGATTTGCAGCATGAGATATTAGTAGCCAAAGAAGGTGAAGATAACTATGCGGATTACGAAAACTATATAGAGCATCTTCAGAACATCGACTACCTAATCCGTGGAGTGTATGGAGTATCTCAGATGATTCGACGGGCTGACGTAGGTGGCGTATGCCAAGCTCCCGAAATAAAGCAACTGCTCGTTGTTCCTTGGCCTCCTTGTAGCGAATTGCCTGATTGGGAAGACTTCGTGGATGAAAGCGGATTAGTGGGACCTTCCAAAGATATTGCAATGAAGTGCAAGTTGACTCAGTGGGCTCGCGGTTTTGGAAAGACCTTCATTTTTGCTTACCCCTACTCAGAGCTCGATAAGAGCACAGTAGATGTAATTGAGAGAGCATTTTCTAAGAGACTAACAGATTGCTTTGGATACCCTCTTCGCGTTACGCTTGATCATGAACGAGTTGATATTGTCTTAACTATATAAGGAAAACACATGGAAGAATATACAGATAACTCAATTAATCTGAACACGAAGTACTCAATCTTATTGTGCCGTCAGCTCATAACTGATTTGCAATATCTAGACAAACTACGCGCCCCCTTGAGGCCCGAGCTCTATGAGACTGAGCGGGAGACTTTAGGCGGAATACGGAATAATATTGATAAGCTAGACCAGATGTTTAAAGAGGTCGGGTATTAATGCGTGACATATCAAGGGACTTAGCCCTGGAAGATCAAAAGCTTATTTTCAAATCCATTGGCTATCATATGGTCATGTACATAGACTCTTATCTGGCTCACTCTAAATATTTCATGCATGAGTTTCATGCTTTGACTGATGATAAAGAATATGGTGAGTATGGTGACTTTGAAAAGAAGCTGAACGATCTCAAGTGGCATGTTCAAGATATAGATAAAGCTGCTACCGAACTTAAAAAGCTATATGAGGCCTATTTTATAAATAATGAGGATCGAAATGAGTAAGGAAAAAATAGAAGCAGCTGAAGCCAAAGTTAAAGAGTTATATAGACAGCTTAAACTAGATGAGAAGAAACTACTTACGGACGCAGGCGTTGGTATCGATAGCTTCAAAGATGGTAACTGGCGCTCTCTGTCTGTCACAGTTGATCAGGATGAAATCATACGTGCCGTTGGATTTGTATGTCATCAGGCTACACTTCAAATGTCAGAGGTCATAAAATCCAGAGGGATCTACAATATCTTGTTTGCCATTGAGCAAGTTGACGATGATAAGATAGTTGATCACACCGTAAGGATGAGAAAGGCTCAAGAGGTACGTGAGGAAATGTCTAAACGATTCAATGCTGAGCAAGAAAAGATTATGTCAGAGGCTAGAGGTACAAAGCCTAAATCAGATGAAGTGAGCAAGACGCATTGATTAGCCTGTTTTGCAATTGCGAGGAGAAATACGTTAAGCTCCTAGAAATTATGATGCAGTTTAGCGAGCTTAACCTAAAGCAAACTGAAGCTATCCATGCAATGAAAGTTTCAGTAGAGAGAATTGAAAAGCACATTAGACAGGAGTGTAGGAAAAAATATGGAAGACAAGAACGCGACAGTTGAGGCTATGGTTAGTGAGATGTACAACCATGCTAATATCCAGTCCCTACTCACAAAAGAGAAGCTCATGGAGTATGAAGGATGTTATGATGTAGGAATGAGGCTTGAGATTCCTAAGGACATACCAATGGACGAATTGCATATGAATATACTTGACTCTCTACATGAGAGACTATGCATCAGATTAGAGGAAGGTAAGTGCTATACGATTCTATTCGTGATAAAAACCTTGGGTGAATTTGATGATTCTAAAGAAGCTGATGCTAGAAGAGACGCTGAGGCGCTATCCTATCAACAAAGGCAATACGAGCTGAACATGAAAGCACGAGCAATAAGAAACGGGGAATACAATGTTAACTAATGAAGAATTACTAGAAGCGACAAAAGATCCAAGACTTGACGAAGACCTTAGAGAGTTTGCTAAACTAATATTAGGACATGGAGAGTTCATTAAAGAGGTTGAAAGGATTCATTATGAAGAAAATACAAAATGTGGATGATATAGAATTGTCAGGTGTTCATGACCATGACCTGATGCACATGCTAAAGACCATCGCTGTACTACTCGTTAGAATCAACAAGAAGCTGGAAGATATACAAGATGATTTAGATGACTGGCCTAAAGGTTATGATGGTCTTGATTAGATAAAGGAGAATCTATGGACAAGGAAGTTCCAAAAGAAAAGCCTACCCTTAAGATGCTAGATGAAAGCATCCACAATCTAAATGCACTCATGGCTAAGCTACTAACCAATCAGATAAAACTGATGGATAGAGTGCGCGAGATAGAACAACGTTTTGAAAAGTGAAGATTGATCTTGACAAGGAAGAGCTAGCTTCTCAGCTTCAAGGTAGCTTGCTAGAGTTCTGCAAGGTATTCTACCCTCTTCTGACGGGGCGTCAATTTATCATACCAGTACCATTGGGGAGAGAATCTCATGCGGTCACAATATCACGTGCACTCACAAGAGCGGCGCGACTTCAAATACCAAGTCAACGTCTCGTTATCAATGTTCCTCCCGGGCATGGTAAAAGCCTGTTTGTATGTATGTGGGTTGCTTGGACTCTTAGCATGTATCCTGACTCTCGCTATTTGTATATCTCTTATTCAAAGTCTCTTGCCGCAAAACATACTGAAGTTATTAAGCGTATTATTAGTCTTAGGCATTATCAGTATCTTTTTGACGTGTCTGTGCGCTACGATAGTAAAGCTAAAGAGTTCTTCCAAACGAACCAAGGTGGGGCTATAGCCGCCTTTGGTTCATCTGGCGCTATAGTAGGTCAAGATGGCGGTTTACCTGGCTTAGATCGCTTCTCAGGGGCCGTTATCATCGATGATGCCCACAAGGTAGAAGAGGCGCACTCAGACACGATACGAGAAGGCGTCATCAACAACTACAGGGAAACAATCCAGCAGCGTGCGCGTGGTGTCAAAGTCCCGTATATCTACATAGGACAACGTGTTCATGAGGCTGACCTTGCGGCGTACCTTCTAGATGGTAAAGATGGCTACCATTGGGAACGCGTGGTTCTAAAAGCGATTGATGATGCAGGTAATGCGCTTTACCCTGAAGCCTTTCCGCTTGAGTCGATGCTCATTAAGCAAGATCGCGATCCGTACGTCTTCGCTGCTCAGTTTCAACAAAATCCGATCCCGAGTGGCGGGGGCCTATTCAAATCTGATTGGTTTGTCAGTATGGACATGGAGCCCAATATCCTGTTTACTTTTATAACGTGTGACACTTCTGAAACATCCAAGAGCTGGAATGATGCTACCTCCTTTTCGTTCTGGGGTGTTTACGAGATAGAGAACTTCGGACGTAAAACCGGTGAACTGGGTCTCCATTGGCTTGATTGCGTAGAGATACGGGTTGAACCTAAAGACCTTCGTGACTCATTCATACTCTTTTATAGCGAATGCTGCAGGCACTCTATGCCGCCTCTGGTTGCCGCTATTGAGAAGAAATCTACTGGTGTCACACTCATATCTACCTTAAAAGAAATCAGAGGGCTAACTATAAGAGAGGTCGAACGCACAAGAGCCTCAGGTAGCAAGACTCAGCGTTTTCTAGAGATACAGCCCTACATAGCCTCTAAGTACGTCTCCTTTACAGAAGGCGCTAGACACGCCCCCATGTGCATTGAGCATATGGCAAAGATTACCGCGAACGAGTCCCACCGGCATGACGACATAGCAGACACCGCGGCTGACGCCATAAGACTGGCGCTTATTGATAAAACGGTTTACAGTATAGATAAGAAAGATAACACACGAAGTGGGATCTTATTAGGCCTCAACAGGAAGTTGGGCGACAAAATAACAGCAAGGAATGCTAAATATGACCGAGGTAGCGAAACGATACGCTGACCGACTCCCAGACCTAAAGCAGACGGTCGAAGAAGCCAACCAGTACTTCAAGCAAAACATTGACAGATTTAATGAGTTCATTAACTTTGTCTTTGACACCTCAATGAACCAGCAAGAGGTAGCGGCCTTATTAACGACTGGCCGACCCACCTTAGAATTCAACATCCTAGAAGCCTATATAAGCCGCCTGCGTGGCGAGTTTGCAAAACAAGAACCCTCTACCAATGTCCGTGCTGCAGATGGCACCCCTCTTTCTTTTTTAACTGAAGATTTTACAGAAACTATAAAAGTAGTTGAAGGTCACCTCTGCTCCATCTTCTCAGCCTCTTCTAATGACATGCTAGCGTATAACACTTATACGGACCTTCTAGCTGGTGGCTTCTCTGTCACTAAGGTTATGCCTGACTATATCAATGAGATGAGCTTCGAGCAGGCCATCAAGGTAGAACGTGTGTTCGATCCTACATTATGTTTTTTTGACCCGCTAGCCAGAGACTCTCACAAAGGCGATGGACGTTTTTGTGGCGAGATCTCCCCGATGACGAAAAAAGCGTTCATGGAGCTGTACGGCAAGGATGCCCTCGAATACATGAAATTTACTCGTTCGTTGTCGGGTTTCTCATGGTCTTTCACAAACGAAAAGGAAGACATCGTTTTAGTCTGTGATTTCTACGAAAAGAAAAAGCGCAAAGAGAAAATCCTGAAACTTTCAACAGGACAAGTCGTTACCGAAAAAGATTATAAGAAATTCCTTGAACAATGGGAGATGCAAGGCCGTATCGAACAACCGCCCATTCCAGTTGGCCAACCTCGTTGGACAGTTCTTGAAACCATCTGTCGATATCGCTTTTGCGAAACCAAAGTACTAGAATATGTTGAGACTGATTTTAAGTACCTGCCCCTCGTGTTCATAGACGGAAACTCTATGGTCATCACGAAATCAGGTAGTAGTACTCAGATGACTCGCCCTTATGTATATCATGCAAAAGGGCTACAGCGCCTGAAAAATTACGCCGGGCAGTCCCTTGCAAATGAGTTAGAAAACACAATTCAACATAAGTTTGTTGTCGCACTAGAATCGATACCTGAGGATTACCAAACTGCTTATCAAGACGTTCAGAAAGCTGACACTCTTGTTTATAATCACTTTTTGGACGCTCGCAATCCAGACATCACTTTGCCTCCCCCTCGCGAGATTAACCGTACCCCCATTCCTCCTGAGATCCCAAACACTTTTAGAATGAGCGATGAAATGACTCAGGTTATCCTAGGGTCATATGATGGCGCGGCCGGTATAGCCAAAGACAACTTGAGCGGGATTGCCTTTGCCCGCTCTGCTATACAGAGCAATAACGCATCTATGCCGTACATCATTGGGTACATAAAAGGTCTCAACAGGATAGCGCAGATTGTCGTAGATTTGATTCCTAAGTACTACCGTACCCCCCGAACGTTACCTATCATCAAGCCTGATGGAAAGCACGACTTCGTGGAGATAAACAAGAAAGGCAGTATATACATGAACTATGACCCTAACCACTTGGAGATTAAAGTGGAGGCTGGGGTCAACTTCGCAATGCAAAAAGAGATTGCTCTAAACACCATAGTAACGCTTATGCAAGCCTCTCCTCTCTTTGCTCAATTCATTAATGAACAAGGCTTACAAGTCATCCTAGACAATATAGACATAAGGGGCATTGAAGGGCTCAAAGAGAAAGCTATGAAGTTTGAGCGTCAATTAGAAGAGCAACGCATGCAAGCCCAACAGGCGCAGCAGCAACAAATGCAAGCTCAGCAAATGCAGATGCAGCAAGATGCTCAACTGGCACAACAAAAAGCTCAGCTCGAGATGGCCCAATTCCAACGCGTCATGCAAGCACCTACTATCGAAGAGCTTGGGCTCATGTCTATACAAGAAAAAGCCAAACTAGATGCCGCCAATATTGCGCTTAAAGAAAGAGACTCAGAAACCAAGTACATGGAAACTATCGGTAAACTCGAAATGCAAGGCTTGGAAATAGAGCAAAAAGGCGCACAACAGGATGCTGAAAACGCACGCGAACTCGTTCGAGATATAACTGCCATGGCTGACACTTTCGAACGAGCCCAAACTAGAAATAAGGAGACCCCAAGTGAAAGACGGTAAATTTATTCAGAAAGCTATCAAACATCCCGGAGCGCTACGCAAAGCCCTTCATGTAAAAAAGGGAGAAGACATCCCAGAGGACAAACTGAAGAAGGCCGAGAAGAGCAAAAACCCAACTATGAGACGCAGAGCTAACTTAGCTGAGACGCTCAAGAAGATGAGGAAGAAATAATGCCACTCGTCAAAGGTCCAGCGGCTAAGACTAAGAAGGGGATCGCAAAGAACATCCGTACGGAGTCCAAGACTCGACCCCACAAGCAGGCAATTGCCATCGCACTTAGTTTAGCTAATAAGAATAAAAAGTACCACAGGAAGCATAAGTGACCCCTCCCCTCTCCAGCAAATATGCCAGTTGTCGTCTATTTTTATGGGAGTAGGGTGGTATTTTAAAAGATAGTTGACTTCATTTATAGTCAGTACTAGACTGAAATTGAAGTTAGAAAGATTAGTAGACCGGCTACTTAAAAATCCGGGTTTAACTTTGTAGCTTAAGGATCAAGCTACCGAACTCAACGATTGAGGCTTACTGAGCGCCCAGGAATAGGTGCAAAACCAAGGAAGGTTTGTTTATGGATGAACAAGGAATAAGTAGCCCAGCTACGCCCGAAATGTCTGCCCCGGTTGAAAAGACTTTGACTCAGGCAGAAGTAAACGCCATCGTGGCTCGCGAAAAGCAAGCCGCGGCGGCTAGGGCTAGGCAAGAAGCTGAAAGGGAATATCAGCAACGTGCTGAACAAATGCAGCAGCAAGCGCATGCGCCTCAGCAAGAACAGCAACGTGGTTATCCCACTGACGCTGACGCCGATAGTATCTATCAGCAAGTCCAAGAGCGTTTTAATCGTGAAATGCAAGAGAGACAGTTCCAGCAGGAAATGACTCAGGTTGCAAATCAATATCACGCGAAGATGGACTATAGCCGAAAGAACTACGGAGACTTTGATGAGATCACAAAAGACTTCGACCCAACTGCTTTCCCTCAACTAGTTTATCTAGTTGCAGGGGTAGAGAATGCGGGCGATATCATTTATGAATTATCGAAGAACCCACAAAAGCTAGTTACTTTGGATTCGCTCGCTAAGACATCACCCCGTCTTGCGCAAGCGGAGCTGGTACGCCTCTCTCAATCGATTACGCAAAACAATGTAGCTCGAAATGAAGCAGAGATGGGCCAGACTAACGCCCCCTTATCGTCATTACAACCTTCCCGTGTATCGGGAAGTGATAACGGCCCCCAAAGTGTTAGAGACCTTCGTTCACAGCCTTGGCTAAGAGGGTAGGCGCCTAAAGGGCTGCATCACTTCCTTTGTTTAACCGCAAAGGGAGATTGCAATGTCAGACAATATTTTGCAGCAGGTTATCACCTATAACAAAAGTGAACTTGCTCTACTTTTAAACAGTTTCTGTTTCATCAGTACCTCAAATAAGAAATTTAGTAATTTTAATGACTCAGTTCCTAAGAACCTTGGGGACACCGTTTCGTTCGATTTGCCGCCAAGATTTGTGTCAACTAACTCTTTGGTTGTGCAATTCCAACCTGCTGTACAGAGAGTTCAAAGATTGACGGTAGATCAACAAGGCTCTGTCTCATATGAGTTCACTGCCCAACAATTTATTTTCAATGTCAGAGACTACATGGAAACTTTTGGTAAGTCAGCTGTCTCAGAGTTAGGTACCCAAATTGAATCTAACATCGCCCAACTTGCTGAAACTAACACCTACCGTTTCTACGGGGATGGCGTAAACCCCATTAATAGCTATCTTCAGTTAGCTAGCGCACTAAGTTTCTTCCGAAATTATGGCGCCGCTGACATGGATACCAAGGGCTATCTATCCGACTTGACCTTCCCTCTCATCGTAAATAGCGGGTTGAATCAATTCACACCTATGCGTGGCGATAGAGAGTCTATGAGCTGGGAAATCGGGAACTTTAGCCGTTGCGAATGGTACCAATCCAACCTTCTAAAAACGCACTATGCGGGCACAGAAGGCAACGAAGCTTCAACCCTTACTGTCGTATCAACCACGCTAGATGCTAACGGGGCGGTCATCGCAATCACGTTCTCAGGGACGAATGCGGCGAACGATCCAAACAGTATCAAGGCTTATGACAAGTTCGTTTTCAATGACGGTGTAAGTGGGTTTCCTAACTTAAGATATCTAACTTTCATTGGCCACAAAATCAGTCAAAACCCCGTGCAATTCCGAGCCACAGCTGATGCGGCATCGAACAATTCCAACCAGGTAACTGTGTCTGTATACCCGCCACTCCAAGTGACATCAGGTGAAGACCAAAACTTGAATACAGCGATTGTAGCTGGGATGCAGGTATCCGTCCTTCCTGATCACCGTTGCGGTTTGATCATGTCCGGAAAACCTCTCTTCCTGGCGATGCCAAGGCTTCCAAACGAAGTTCCTTATCCAACTGGTGTTGAAACTGACCCAGATTCAGGGGCGTCATTAAGAAGTTACTACGGGTCATTATTCGGTCAAAATCAGCGTGGTTATGTAACTGACTGTATATGGGGAAGCACTCTCGTTGATGAATACGCAATGATGATCGCTTTGCCTGTTTAATTCAGGATATTTGAAACTTACGTTTAAAAGCCCTGGTTTTTACAGGGCAAAATTAGGAGAAAAAAATGTCTGTCAATACCCCAATTATCAACGCCCGTTTAGCTTACGTAAATGGTTTGAACTTAGCGTGGGCCTCTACCACGACTTTCACTATGGCAGCAGGTGCTGCATCAAACAGCAATGATGTTAATGACATTGAATTATCTGCACCTGTGACTAATACAATCACAGCTGTAGGTGTCAATGGTGTCGACATTGCCGCTGCTGTAGCCTCTAGCTTCTACGCAGTATATGTAATAGGTGACTCTAATCAATACCAGCCTACTGCTAGTATCATCTCACTGAATGCATCTCAACCTTCATTGCCATTTGGTTACGACATGTATCGCCGCGTTGGCTTCATTCTAACGGATGGTTCGGCTCATGTTCTGAAGTTCTGGCAGTATGGAAATGGTAGTGCGAAAAACATGTACTACGACACGCCAATTGCCACACCTTCTATTACAACTGCTACTACCTATCAAACTCTATCTCTTGCAGCAAGCGTTCCACCTATCGCCTGCGAAGTGCTTTTAAGCTTGGATTATAACCCTACTAGTGCGGCCGATGTCGTATACATGGCTCCCTATGGCTCAACACCTACGGTAGCTATGATCGTATTTGGTTATGGCGTAGCAGCACATCAAAAAGGCGTTGTATGGGTTCCTTCTGCTATTGACGTTGTGATGGGTGTTTCCCTTCCAACGATTGAGCACAAGGAAGGCAATACAGGCGATACATTGGCAATCACTGTATCAGGCTACCGCGATAGCTTGTAAGGAGAGCTCCTATGGCGTACACGACCAATCAGCTTATAGCAGGTGCGTTCTACTCAGCAGGCGTTGTCTCGCGTGAGTTTGAGACAGTCAGTGGTGCGCAAATAGGAGATGGCCTGGGATGGCTAAATGATATTCTAGAAGAGAAGGTAGTAGACGACGGGATGATACCCTACGAATCTACCTACTCTTTCAATGCCGTTCCAGGACAAGAAATATACACGATTCCGAACTTGATTCAAATTGACACTTTAACGTTCTTTTTGAATTCGGTTCGGTTTCACATGGATTACAACAAACGCAATAATTACTTCGGAAGCAACAGGGTTCAAAATATTAGGACGCTTCCTTATCAGTGGTACTTTGAACGTCAGACAGGCGGTGGGAATTTATATATCTACTTCTCACCTGATCAGGCCTACCCAATGGAATTGCACGGAATCTTCCGTCTAACCGAGGTAACGCTTGGTCAAGACCTGAGCCTAACGCTCGACCGTTTCTATATCACGTACTTGCGCTATGCTTTGGCAGACAGAATCTGCGCAGAATATAACTACGTGACGCCCCCTGGCGTTGTGCGCCAGCTTGGAAAATACGAAGGATGGATCAATAAAAAATCCAGACTTCTCGATTTACGTATCGACAAGATATCTTCACTCAACAACCAACATACAACCTACAGCTGGGCTTGGGTCAATCTTGGTCGTGGGTTTACTGTCTAACTTAATTTATAGGGCATTTGAATGTCAACAGAAAATGCACAACAAGCACCCGTCAATGTCGTAGGCTCTAGCAAGTTCGGGGTTTGGCCAAAGATTAATTTAGAAAAGACCTATAACATGTACATATCAGATGGATGGATGATCTCCTTCCCCGGATATAAGAAAGTAGCCCTAGCGAGCCTCACAGGCGAGGGAAGGGCGATATTCAGGTCAGTTCGCGGGGGATTCTTAATAGTAGTCATAGGATCTGGCGTCTATAGACTCAATGCGAATCTCGCCCCCATCTTTATTCATAACATTGAAACTGTGACAGGTGAAGTTTTCATAGACGAAAACCTCCTAGGCCAGATTTGCTTAGTCGACGGAACGAACGCATATATATATTCCTATGGAAGTGGAACCTTCACAACCCAAATGTTGGTTGATGAAGATAGCAACCCAATCGTTCCTAATTATGTATCCTACCATAATACGTTCTTCTTAATTGGATCAGCGCCCACCAGCCAGAACAATCAGAATTGGTATGCATTTGAATGGGCATCAGATACTACCATTTCAATTTTCTCGACTCAGTCTATATCTACTAAGCCAGACAGGGCTATTGCCGTCAGACGCATTCCAGGGCGCGGAAACAACGTTATAGTCTTGGGCGAATCTGTCTCTGAGATTTGGACCTTCACAGGCGCAGAACCTGTAGGAGGTGTGGATAGAACTTACACACGCGTTAGCTCCTATAACATAGATAATGGCTGCATAAGTGTAAGCACTATAGCCGCCGGTGAGGACACCATCGCTTGGCTAGCGGTCAATGAGGCCAACTCTCCCGTTATTATGGTGACCAATGGGTCAGAGACACGCCAAATATCAACGGATGGTATAGATCACCTGATGGAGAGTATCGAATTTCCTGAGCAATCAACCGCGTTCTTCTTCCGACAAAATGGGCATTTGTTTTACCAATTGACTTTTTATAATCCTAAGGACAATCTAACTCTAATCCATGATTTTACAAATAACCAGTTCTTCCATTTGTCGGATGAGAACCTTAACTACCACATTG